CCTGTCCAAGTACAGCCGCCAGACCCTGCTGCAGGGCACCCCTGGCATCGAGGAGCTGGTGCGTCGTGACCTGACCGATGGCATCAACCTGGCCATCGACCTGGGCATCCTGAACGGTTCTGGCTCCAGCGGCCAGCCCACCGGCATCATGCAGACCTCCGGCATCGGCTCGGTGGCCATGGGCACCAACGGTGGCGCGATCACCGTGGAGAAAGTGGTGGATCTTGAGTCTGCCGTGATGCAGGCCAACGGTGTGGTGAACGCCGCAAACGTGGCCTACCTCACCAACTACAAGGTGTCCGCTGCCCTGAAGAAGCTGCGTGCTGGTGGCTCCACCACCGGCGACGGCCCCTTCCTGGTGAACGACCAGCTGAACGCCATCGGCCGCGGTCCTACCCCCTCCAACCTGAACGGCTACCCTCTGGCCCTGACCAACCAGGTTCCCTCCAACCTGACCAAGGGCTCCAGCAGCGGCGTTTGCTCCGCTCTGGTGATGGGTGACTTCAGCCAGGCCATGGTCGGTTTCTGGGGCAATGGCCTGGAAATCACCGTGGGCGAGGACCAGGACGACTTCAGCAAGGCTCTGACCAGCGTTCGCGGCATCGTCACCTACGACGTGGCCGTGCGCGATCCCAAGAGCTTCGCCGCCATCCTGGACGTGACCACCTGATAAGGAGCCGGGGGCGGGCAACCGCCCCCCTTTTTTTCGATGAAGGTTCTGATCGCAAGCGATTGCGCCGCACGCGGCCAGTATCTGGAGGCCGGTAAGGTCTACCAGCTGGACTCTGATGTGGCTGCCGAGCTGCTCCGCATGGGTCGCGCTGTTGAGGCGCCGGCGGAGGAACCCAAGCCGCGCACCCGCAAGGCCAAGGCGGAGGCCGCCGATGGCGCTGACTGAGGACCTGGCAGTATTCCTGAACGACTTTGGCGTCAGCTGCACCGCTGGCGCTGTGACTGCATTGGGGCTGCTGGACATGCCCACGCAGGTGGTGGCGGGCGAGATGGTGCTGACCACCGACTACACCTTGACGGCGCGCTTCGCTGACTTCGGCGCGCTGGTCTACGGCGACAGCATCACGGTGGCCGGCTTGATCTACCAGGTGCGCGAGGTTCGGCAGCTGGACGATGGCGCCTTTTGCGAGATCGGCCTGATGCGCCTGTCGCCTGGCCAGACGGCACCAGGCGGCCAGCCGCGTGAATGGAGCATTGGCGACTTGGCTGATGTGAACATCAGCAACGCTCAGCAGGGAGACATGCTGATCAACGATGGCACCAACTGGGTGGACACCAATACCATTGATGGAGGAGGTGCAAGCTGATGGCCACCACCCGGCAACGGATCCAGCTGCGACGGGACACGGCGGCCAACTGGACCGCTGCCAACCCTGTTCTGCTGGCTGGTGAGGCTGGCTATGAGACGGACACCGGCGCGTTCAAGATCGGCAACGGCAGCTCAGCGTGGTCGGCGTTGGCCTATGCCAGCGGCAACCGTTTGCAGGATCTGACGGATGTTGCAGTGGGCAGTCGCGTTGACGGCAGCCTGCTGATTTACGAGGCAGCCACTGCGAAGTTTGTTGCCAACGACATCAACACTAAAATCACACTGACGGACGGGGGCAACTTCTAAGCCATGGCCAACACCCTACGCATCAAGCGCCGGACAAGCGGCGGCACCGGAGCCCCCTCCAGCCTGGCGAACGCAGAACTCGCCTACAACGAGGTCGATGACGTTCTCTACTACGGCAAGGGCACCGGCGGCGTAGGGGGCAGCGCCACCACGATCCCGGCGATTGCTGGCCCCGGCGCGTTCTTGACGCTGAGCACCACGCAGACGGTCAGCGGCAACAAGACGTTCACCGGCAGCGTTGACCTGACCGGCTCCAACGCCACAGCTGCCACGCAGACGGCCAGCGACAGCAGCACCAAGGTTGCCACTACCGCCTTCGTCAAGGCGCAGAACTACATCACCGGCAACCAGACGATCACCTTCAGCGGTGACGCCTCGGGCTCCGGCACCACCTCCGTTACCCTGACCCTGGCCAACGCCGGCACGGCTGGCACCTACACCAAGGTGACCACCGACGCGAAGGGTCGCGTCACCTCCGGCACCACGCTCAGCGCCACCGACATCCCGACGCTGACGGCGGCAAAGATCTCGGATTTCGACACCCAGGTGCGCACCAGCCGCCTGGACCAGATGGCGGCACCGACCGCTGAGGTGTCGTTGAACAGCCAGAAGATCACCAACCTGGCAACGCCGACCGCTGACACCGACGCGGCCACCAAGGCGTATGTGGACGCCTCCCGCAGCGGCCTCGACGTGAAGGCCAGCGTGCGGGCTGCCACCACCGCCAACATCACGCTGAGCGGCACGCAGACCGTTGATGGCGTGGCGCTGATCGCTGGCGACCGCGTGCTGGTCAAAGACCAGAGCACGGCCAGCGCCAACGGCATCTATGTGGTGGCGGCCAGCACCTGGTCCCGCTCGACCGATGCGGACACCGACGCCGAAGTCACCTCCGGCATGTTCACCTTCGTCGAGGAAGGTACGGTCAACGCCGACAGCGGCTGGGTGCTGAGCACCAACAACCCCATCGTGGTGGGGTCCACCTCACTGGCCTTTGCGCAGTTCTCCGGCGCTGGTCAGATCACCGCTGGCGCTGGTCTCACCAAGACCGGCAACACGCTGGACGTGGTGGGCACCGCTGATCGGATCCTCGTCAACGCCGACTCGGTGGACATCGCCTCCACCTACGCCGGCCAGACCTCGATCACCACGCTGGGCACCATCACCACCGGCACCTGGAACGGCACCACGGTGGCCGTGGCCAACGGCGGCACCGGCGCGACCACGCTGACCGGCGTGCTGAAGGGCAACGGCACAAGCGCGTTCACGGCTGCTGTGGACGGCACCGACTACCTGAGCCCCAACGCAACCATCGACGGCGGCAGCTTCTAAACCGTTCCGCTGTCAGTCCCGCCTACATAGGCACTACAGGGAAGCCACATGGCAAACGTCATCAGGATTAAGCGATCCGCAGTCGCCAGCAAGGTGCCAGCTGTTGGCGACCTGCAGCTGGGCGAGCTGGCGGTCAACACCTTCGACGGCAAGCTCTACACCAAAAAGGACAACGGCACCGCCTCCATCGTGGAGATCGGTGCGGGCGGCAGCGGCACGGTCACCAGCGTTGCGACAGGCACCGGCCTGACGGGTGGACCGATCACAACGACTGGCACCGTCAGCCTGGCAAACACGGCCGTCACGGCCGGCAGCTACACCAACACCAACATCACGGTGGATGCGCAGGGGCGCATCACGGCGGCCAGCAACGGCGCCGCTGGTGGCGTGACCTCATTCAGCGCAGGCACCACTGGCCTAACCCCGAGCACGGGCACCACCGGCGCGATCACCCTGGCCGGCACCCTCGCCGTCGCCAACGGCGGCACGGGCGTCACCACCAGCACCGGCTCGGGCAGCACGGTGCTGAGCACCAGCCCGACGCTGGTGACCCCGCTGCTCGGCACGCCTACCTCCGGCACGCTCACCAACTGCACCGGCTACACCTTCGCCAACATCGCCAGCAAGCCGACCACGTTGGCGGGTTACGGCATCACGGACGCGCCGACCACCACCGGCACTGGCGCCTCCGGCACCTGGGGCATCAGCATCACCGGCAGCGCGCCAACGCTGACCACCGCCCGCACGATCAACGGCACCAGCTTCAACGGCTCGGCCAACATCACCACCACCAGCTGGGGCACCGCCCGCACGCTCAGCTACACGGGTGACGCCACCGGCTCAGGTTCTGTTGACGGTTCAGCCAACGCTTCCATTGCCCTGACCCTGGCCAACAGCGGCGTCACGGCCGGCAGCTATGGTTCGGCAACCGTTGCGCCGGTGCTGACTGTGGACGCCAAGGGGCGGATCACTGCAGCATCGACGGCAACCATTGCCCCGGCCTTCAGCTCAATCACCAGCAAGCCGACCACCCTCAGCGGCTACGGCATCACCGATGGCACCTCAAACGCCGCCAACGGCTGCATCACGCTGAACAACCAAACCATCAGCAACAACTACAGCTTCACCGCCGGTCAAAATGGCGTCAGCGCAGGGCCGATCACAATCTCCGCAGGCATCACGGTGACGGTCACCTCGGGCTGTGGGTGGGCGATTGTCTAGCTCACGCAAATTCACGTCATCCTTCGTGCTTGCATGTTGCTGCGCGGTTAATCTGAAACCATGACGACACGCCGCGAAACCATCCTGGCTGCAGTTCGCACAGCGCTGACTGGCACCACAGGCGTGAGCGCGCGCATCTACCGCAGCCGAGTCGAACCGATGGCACGGGCAGAAAGCCCCGCCATCGTGATTGAGCCGCTGCAGGACCAGGCCGCGCAAAACACCAGCCTGCCGACGCTGGATTGGAGCCTGACGGTGCGAATCAGCGTGATCGTGCGCGGCGTGGTGCCGGACCAGCAGGCGGACCCGATTGTGCAAGACATGCACAGCAAGCTGATGGCTGACCTGACGCTGGGCGGCTACGCCATCGACGTGCAGCCGCAGGGCGTAACCTTTGAGATGGTTGAGGCGGATCAACCGGCTGGCGTGATCAGCTGCGACTACCTGATCCGATACCGCACCAGCGTCACTAATCTGGCAACCGGATGATGGCTACGATGGACGAGTATCAAGGCCAGGGTGGCACTTACCTCCTGGATCCAAAAACCGGCAAGCGAAAGCTCATCGAGCGCACCGAGCCGGCCACCTTCTCCGAACCCCAACAAGAGGTAACGAGCAATGCCGCTCCTGAGCCGCAAACGCCTGATCCTGGCAAAAACTGAGTCCACCTACGGCACGGATCCCACACCCAGTGGGTCGTCCAATGCCATCCTGGTGCGCAACCTTGAGATCACCCCGCTGCAGGCCGAAACGGTCAGCCGCGATCTGATCCGCCCCTACCTCGGCGTGAGCGATCAGCTGTTGGCGCAGACCCGCGTCGAGGTGACCTTTGAGGTAGAGCTGGCTGGTTCCGGCACCGCTGGCACCGCCCCGGCTTACGGCCCGGTGTTGAAAGCCTGCGGCCTCTCTGAGACCGTGGTGGCCACCACCAGCGTCACCTACGCGCCGGTGAGCGCCAGCTTCAGCAGCTGCACCATCTACTTCCACAACGACGGCATCCGCCACAAGGTGACCGGCTGCCGGGGCACTTGGAGCGTCAGCGCGGAGGTGGGCGCAATCCCGTTCATCACCTTCACGATGACCGGGATCTACAACGCACCGACCGACGAGACGCTGCCCAGCCCGACCTACGCCAACCAGGCTGCGCCGCTGATCTTCAAGAACGGCAACACCAGCAACTTCTCGATCTTCAGCTACAGCGGTTGCCTGCAGTCGCTGAATTTCGACCTGGCGAACGAGACCATTTACCGCGAGCTGGTGGGCTGCACCAAGGAAGTCCTGATCACCAACCGCGCTCCCAGCGGCACCGTGGTGATCGAGGCGCCAAGCATCGCCACCAAGGACTTCTTCACGATTGCCAACGGCTCCAGCACTGGCAGCATCAGCTTCCAGCACGGTTCCACGGGTGGCAACATCGTGACGTTCACCACCGCTCAGTCCGACATCGGCAGCCCGACCTACTCTGACCAGGACGGGATCCAGATGCTGAACTTGCCTTACCTGGCCATTCCGACCAGCGCGGGCAACGACGAACTGGCGCTTGCCTTCACCTGATCAAGGAGCTTCCTGCATGGCGTTTGTCCTCAAGCAGTCCGACACCTACGTCTGGCCGGTCACCGTCGAGATCCCCATCGACGGCGGCCGGTTTGACCGGCAAACATTCGACGCCGAGTTCAAGCGCCTGCCGCAGGCTCGCAACAACGAGATCATCGCGGCCGCCAGGGCTGAGACCACCACCGACCTAGAGGTGGCGGATGAAGTGCTGGCCGGTTGGAAGGGCATCACCGACGACGCCGGCAAAGACGTTCCCTACAGCGCGACCGCCAAGGCGCAGCTGCTGGACGTGCCCGGCGTGTCCGCTGCTGTGGTCGAGGGCTACATCAACTCCCTGTTGGGAGCTAAGAGAAAAAACTGATCGAGGCCGCAGAGCACTGGGCACGCGGCGGCCAGCAAGATGAGACAGAGGATGACGCCGCGGTGCTGGGCGTCAGCTTGCCGGGGCCGATTGCGGCTGCCGATGAGTTCGATGTGTGGGAGGAAAACTGGCCGGTGGTGGAGCTGTTCCTGCGAGTGCAGACGCAATGGCGCACCGGCATGAACGGCCCTGTTGGCTTGGACTATGGGGCTGTGGCGTGGGTTCTTAGACTGTTTGCAGAGGAGGCCAGCCACCGCGCCCTGCTGGAGGATCTGCAGATCATGGAAGGCGCTGTGCTGGCCTACATCGCAAAGCAGGGGGACTGAGGCATGGCGATGAACATGAACGCCGCGCTGAAGATCCGTGCCGACGTTGACGGCGGCAACAAGATCGTTGCGCTGAACCGTGGGCTGACCTCGCTGGAGACCTCGGCCAAGGGCGTCACCGGCGCCATGCGGGGGCTCACGGGCGCCTCTGCGGGCCTCTCCGGTGCGCTGGGCACCCTTGCCCCGCTGCTGAGCGTGGCGGGCCTGGCGGGCATGGTGAAGGGCACGCTGGACGCGGCCGACAACATGAACGACCTGTCGCAGGCGACGGGCGTGTCGGTCGAGGCGTTGAGCCGGTTTAACAAGGCTGCAGCGGTGAGCGGCACCAACCTGGAAGGCGTCAGCAAGGGTCTGGTCAAGCTGAACAAGGCGATGGTGGACGCGGCCACCGGCGGCAAGGAGTCGTCGGCCACCTTCCAGGCGTTGGGCCTCAACGTGAAGAACGCTGACGGGTCGCTGAAGTCTGCTGACCGGGTGATGCTGGAGGTGGCCAACCGCTTCAAGGCAATGCCTGACGGTGCGGCCAAGACGGCGCTGGCGCTGCGCCTGTTCGGCAAATCCGGTGCGGAGCTGGTGCCGCTGCTCAACATGGGCGGCGATGCCATCGACAAGATGAGCACCAAGATGACCACCGCCTTTGCACGCAAGGCGGATGAGTACAACGACAAGCTGGCGGTGCTCGGCGGCAAGGTGCGTGCGCTGGGCATGGATCTGACCATCGCGCTGTTGCCGGCGCTGGATCAGATCACCGATGCGCTAACCGTGGCGGTGAGCAGCTTCAACAGCCTGCCGGATTCGCTGAAGGCCGCAGCCGTGGGCGCTGCCACGCTGGCGCTGGCATGGGGCCCGCTGAGCGGCCTGCTGAAGGGCGGCCTGGGCCTGGTCGCGGCGCTGGCCAACGGGATGGAGATCCTGCGCTATCAGTCGGCGCTGGCCGGTGGCGTGATGCCGATGCTGATCGGCCACCTGCGCGGGCTTGGTGCCGCGATCCTTGCGATTCCCGGGTGGGGCTGGGTGCTGGCTGGCGTGACGGCGTTGGGGCTGCTGGGCAAGGCGCTCTACGACAACAACGAGGGCTTCAGGAGCTGGGTCAACAACGTCGGCACGATTATCGCCGGCGACTTCGGCAACGCGATGAAGAACGCGGTGGCGCTGGGGCAAGCCGCGGCCAAGGGCGTGGCAAGCGCGTGGCAGGCGTTAGTCGGCGCAACCAGCAGCGCGGCAACGGCCATCGGCAATGCGTTTGCCGGCCCGTTCGGGTTCATCGCCAACGCCGCGCGCCAAGTGTTTGCGCAGGTGCAGCGGGCTATCGCTTCGCTGTGGAACGCGCTGCCGGAGCCGATCCGCAAGTTCCTTGGCCAGGCCGGCAAGATGGCGCTCAACGCCAGCCCGGCCGGTTACCTGGTGGGCGTGGGCGTGCGGGCGTTCCAGATGGGGCCGCAGCGGACCACCAACAACCGCGCCGGCAAAGATGAGCTTGGCCCGAACGGCGGGCTTAACGGGTTTACGCCTGACCTGAGCACACTGGGAAGCAACGGCGGCAGCGACAAAAGCGCCAAGGCGGCAGCTGACAAGGCAAAACAGGCGCGTGAGGCGCTGGCGGCGTCCAAGAGCGCGCTGGAGCAATCCAAGGCCGAGCTGGCGATCCTGCGCGAGGCAGATCCGATCAAGAAGATCCAGCTGGAGTACGACGAGAAGCGCCGCGCAGTGATGGATGCCGCCAACAAGGAGATGACACGGGCGCTGAGCGTAGAGCAGCAGGCCAACATTCAGCGCACCCGCAGCATCGACATCCAAAAGCTCGACGTGCAGGAGAAAAAGGATCTGGCCGACGCCTACAAGGGACTTGGCGATGCTGCCTATGACGCGGCCTTCAAAACTCAGTTTTGGGGCTCAGCAACCGAGGCCACCAGGGGCGCCATGGCCGGCTTCCGCGATGGCATCAGCTCCTACCTGGAGAGCATCGGCACGCTGGGTGAGGGCATCAGCAGCCTGACTCAGAGCAGCATCAAGGGTCTGGAAGATGCCATCGTTTCGCTGACCACCACGGGCACCTTCAGCTTCCGGCAGTTTGCGCTGTCGGTTGTTGAGGAGATGACCCGAATGGTCACCCGGCTGCTGATCATCGCGCCGATCCTGCAGGCAATCCAGAGCTTGATCCCTGGCGCTGGCGGCATCGGTGCCAGCTTCCCCAAAGGCGCCGGCCTGCTGTCCAAGGGCAAGCTGTTCCCTGGTGGGATCTTTGCCAACGGCGGAGCGTTTGACCGCAACGGCCTGCAGGCGTTCGCCATGGGCGGCATCGTCAACCGGCCCACGATCTTCCCGTTCGCTGACGGCGGCGCCGGCCGCCTTGGCCTGATGGGTGAGGCTGGGCCCGAGGCGATCATGCCGCTCAAGCGCGGCGCTGACGGCAAGCTGGGCGTGGCCGGTGGTGGCGGCACCAGCGTGACGGTGAACGTGGATGCCAAGGGCACCAGCGTTCAAGGCGACGGCGGCCGCGGCGAGCAGCTGGCGCGTGTGGTGGCGCAGGCGGTGCAGGCAGAATTGATCAAGCAGAAGCGGCCTGGCGGCTTGATGGCGGCGTAACCATGGCGACCTTTACCTACACCCCCAGCTTTGAGGCGACCGAGGCCAGCAAGCCCCGTGTGCGCAAGTTCCAGGCCGGTGACGGCTACGAGCAGCGCATCCGCTTTGGCCTGCACACCGACCCGAAGGAGTGGAGCCTGACCTTTGCCAACCGCACCGACACCGAGCGCAACAACATCCTGGCCTTCCTAGAGGCACGCGGCGGCGTGGAGAGCTTTGACTGGACCCCTCCCCGCGGCACCGCCGGCAAATACGTTTGCGAGGAGTGGCAGGCCACGCTCAGCAACTGCAACAACAATCAGATCCAGGCCACCTTCCGCGAGGTGTTTGAGCCGTGAGTGTTCCGGTTTCAGATCTTCAGGGCATTGCGCCCAGCGCAATCATCGAGCTGTTTGAGATCCAGACAGTGCTGGCCCTGCATGGCCTGAACTACACCTACCGCTTCCATGCCGGCAGCAATGCCAGCGCCAATGGCCGGGTGACCTGGAACGGCAACGCCTACGACAGAATGCCGATTGAGTGCGAGGGCTTTGAGTACAGCGGCAACGGTCAACTGCCGCGGCCAAAGATGCGCGTCAGCAACATTATGGGCACCATCTCGATGGTGCTGCTGGTGGTGAATGACACCACAGTTGGCAACGATCTCACCGGCGCCAAGGTGACGCGCATCCGCACGCTGGCGCGGTATCTCGACGCGGTGAACTTCCCTGGTGGCGTCAACCCTTACGGCGCACCGGACCCGACCGCTGAGTTCCCGCGCGAGGTCTATTACATCGACCGCAAAAGTGTTGAGACCCGCGACGTGGTGGAATTTGAGCTGGCGTCAGCGTTTGACCTGGCGGGCGTGCGCGCACCCAAGCGCCAGTGCGTGAGCAACATTTGCCAGTGGGTCTACCGCTCCGGCGAGTGCGGCTATACCGGCGTGAGCTACTTCAACGAGAACGACCAGCCGGTTGCAACGGCCGGCGCGGACGTTTGCGGCAAGCGGCTGAGCAGCTGCAAAGCACGGTTTGGGCAGACCGCTGAGCTGCCCTTCTCAAGTTTCCCCGGCATCGGGACCTATTTCTCATGACCTGGCGCGACGCAGCACTGGAGCACGCCAAAGCGGAAGACCCGCGCGAAGCCTGTGGCCTGCTGGTGGTCCTCAAGGGGCGGCGGCGTTATTGGCCGTGCAGCAACCTGGCCACCGGCACCGACCAGTTCATTCTCGACCCCCTGGACTTCGCCGCAGCCGAGGACGCTGGCGAGATTGTGGCAGTTGTCCACAGCCACCCTGTCACCCCGCCGGTGCCCAGCCAGGCCGATCTGGTGGCCATCGAGCGCTCTGGGCTGCCTTGGTACATCGTCAACCCCAAGACCGAGGCATGGAGCAGCAAGCTGCTGCCAAGCGGCGACAAGGCGCCGCTGATCGGCCGCGAGTGGGTCTGGGGGCTGACGGACTGCTGGACGCTGACGCGCGACTGGTACGCCGAGCACGGCCTGCAGCTGCTGGACTGGGCGCGGCCGCTGACACCCGAGGAGTTTGAGGCCCAGCCGCTGTTCGATCAGTATTGGCGGGATGCTGGCTTTCGCGAGCTGGATGACGACGAGCAGCTGGAGC